GGGCCATCGTTCCCATCTTTGCCGGCTTCACAAAGTCCGTGTATATCCAGTTGCGTCGGGGGTTACAAGTATAGAGGGCTTTCGGTATAGTGTGCCATCTGGTGCCATCAGGATTCTTTCCACTGAGAACGGAGAAACGGCCTTTGAGTACCGAGATAGCCTTGGCGCATATCTGCTGGGCCTCGTCTATAAAACAGTCCGTGATACCATAGGAACCGAGGCGGTCATACTCCGGGTCGGATGGCATGAGCTTGAGGTCGCGAAAATATATCACGCTTCCGTTAGAAAAATTGGCAATCAGTCGCGTCGAGTTGAATTCTACTACCGAGTTCAAGCGTAAGTCTGTCAAAACCTCAAAAAAAGTAACGACAGTCGTATCGCGTAGCTTCACACTCTCTTCTCGACAGATGAAGCCTACGGATCCGGCCATCGTTATTCTCCGCAGTATTTGCCATAGGCAACCGAGATAGGTCTTGCCACCACGTGCTCCGCCACCATACAGCACCTCGGACACCTCACTATCGTCGGGAGACAGATAGTCAAGTGCTTGAGCTTGCTTGCTGAAAACGTGGACATCGACCGCACTCATTCACTGCTTTTATTTTGACAACTTTAGCCTATTTCATGGATACTGTAAAATTTGTAAATACTCGACGTAAGACATCACACCTTGACTCCGGGGTCAATGTGGGGTTCGTTGCCCTGATATGAGAACTTCGCCTTGGGTACTAGCGTGAGCTCAAGAGCAGAAAGAATCGTATCAAGATTCTCGTTGCTGATGGCACGGTTGCCGACGAGGAACGACGAGATTGTACTGGGGTTAATCTTCGTCTGCTCAGACAGTTCCTTTACGGAAATGCCACATTCGTTCATTTTGCCTTTAATCTTTTCTCTGAACATCGGGATTGGGTTTAGAGGGTTGATACACAATATCGGTGCTACCGAGGGTCAAGCCGAGCACCATACATATTTTCTCGAGCACATCGAAAGGAATCGTGCGCTTTCCTCGGAGATAAGCCGAGAGGTTCTGAGTCTTGATGCCGACTTTCTCACTCAACTCGGTCTGCTTAACGTCGAGTTCCTTCATGCGAAGGAAGATTTTGTCTCTTACGGTTGCCATTTATTCAAATTTTGTGTTTGTCTTTGTAATGTCTGAGGGTAGCGTCCACAATGCTTTCCTCGATATTGTTGATAGCGCCGGTTACGACGCTGGAGTCTTCTCTCTCTTTTTGAATGATCTCCAGTATTCTCTCATCAATGGTATTGCGCGCCAAAAGGTAGTAGCAGTTGACAGCGTTCTTCTGCCCGTTGCGGTGGGCTCTGCATTCAGCCTGCTCGCAGTCCGAGGCTGTCCAGGGAAATTCGATGAACAATATCCTCGATGCCGCAGTCAAGGTGATACCCACGCCACCGGACTTGTAGTTGAGAGCAATTAGCTTGCAGTCGGAGTCCTTCTGGAACTTGTCAATGGCCGCCTGTTTCTTCTCCTGCGAATCGGAGCCGGTTACTGATACACTGCCGGGGAACGTAGCCATTATCTCCGACATTACCGACTTGTGGAAAGCGAAGACTATTAGTTTGTCGCCGCCGTCGATGACATCGTGAATGAATTGCTTCGCCTCTTTCATCTTGCCACGAGCAGATATTTGACGCAGATGGTTAATCTGTACCATAGCCGTAGCCTTGGCAGCACTCTTGAGAGTGGCATCAGAAGCAGACTCATATTCCACGAGATAGCGGATAAGGTCATTCTCGGCAAATTCATACTCCTTACGGTTATCAATATCCACAGTGAGATATTGGCGTGTTTTCTCCGGGAGGTCTTTCAGAGCGATAGCCTTATCCCTTCGGAAGTAGCATATTTCCCATAGGCGGTAGTGTAGCTCATAGAGATTGGACGATTTATCCGGCCCTTGACAATAGCGTTCCTTGAATCGGGCGGCTCCGCCGAAGTCGTCGAGGCGACGCATTATCTGAAGCTGCTGAATCAGGTCAACGTTGCTCGTTATGCGAGGTGTACCGGTCAGTAGCCACACGTATTCTTTGTTGGCACAGATAGCCTCCAGATATATCGACCATAGCGCGGTGTCGTTGCAGCATCGATGGGATTCATCAATGATTACCGACTTGAACATGGCGGCTCTCTTATCGAGGACGATATTCTTGACGGTAGTCCGGCCACGGATCCGGCTCACGAAATATTTCTTGACACTCTCATAGTTCGTGATGAAGATATTGCAGGTGCCCGTCTCCATGTGGCGGTGCCATGTGTCTTTGTTCTCATTGGAGAGAATCATAGCCTGCTTGCCGATGAAACGCTGAAACTCCCGTTGCCAGGTTACTTTCATTGTCGCCGGCGCCACCACAAGGCAAGGATAAGCCCGCGCAATCGAGACGGCCGCGATTGACTGGAATGTGTTGTGCGTCACAATAAAATCTCTCGTCAGATAGAGGTGCTCTTCATTATCTACAACTATGCATCGGGATAATTCTTTTCCAGAGTGCTCTATGCTAGTGATAGTCTTATTTTTTCTGCACGTTCTTCCATACAGATAAACTCTGTAATTACCGAATTTCTTTCCTTCATTGTTGTATGCGGACTCTCTGTATTCACATCGAGCCATATAGCCCAATGAGCGTGCGACAAAAGCCACATCTTCTGCTAATTTTGGCGAGGCTGTGCTATATTCTATGAAATCAGTTTTCACGACATGCCCATCCGTATCTATCAAGCCCCGCAATAAATCCTGGCGATCTTGCACGGTTGAATATTTATATACATCAGGGATATACTTGCGTTTAGATGTGATTCCAAATAGACCGAGCTCCCTCAAAGCCTCCGTCGTACTACTGGGTCGGTTGCCAATTTTGTTTTTTATGGTAAACGACATTCCGTCTTTCGTAAAACCACCTACAACGTCATTCGAGCCGACAATTCTTAGTTCGGAAACAACGGCGTCTCTGACGTTAATATTCGGCTTCGATATTCTTGTACCATGAGCTGTAAGACATCCGTCGCCTATGATAACGCCAAGCACATACGGTGGAATAGGTAGATTCGCCGCACTTGAAAACTCTACCGGTCGGCATAACGGGATAGAATACTTGTAATTCTTTCGCGTTATATTATCTCGCTTATCTACCACCTCGTAGCATAGGTCACCAATTATGTCCGAAAGTTGGAGCACTTTGTACCCACTTCCTCTCCGTTTCCAATTAGGCGTTATTACATTCCACAGATGCTCTAATCCACACCGGGTTTGCGTCCCATCGCTAAACTTGACTGTGTAGACATCTTTTATACCTTGCTCAAAGATATTGAGCACTTTTGCCGCTTTACCATCTGCGCCTACGACATTATCTCCGACTTTCAAGTCTCCCATGGGCACAAATCCATGAGGGGTTAGTATAGGCTCAGAGTAGGGCTGATCTTTACCAAGACCCATATCGTCGCCGTTGAAACACCTCTTGTGGTCCACCATGTACTGAATCCCTTTCCTTTGATAGTCGTAGGGCTGAAGCTTCAGATGGGTAATTGGATATTGCAGGTCGGGCATCTTGTCGGGATAGCCCTGCACCTCCGCACGGTCGCCGACACGGCATACTGAAGATGCTAGCCGGCGCCGCACAGCATAATCACAGAATTCGCGGACGAATAGGCGGTCTTGGAGATTCACGCGCCAACATCTGTCGCGCATGATGAAGCGGGCAGACGGTATCTTCTGGATAAAGTATGCCAAAGCAGGGCTATTATAAAAATACAATTCATAATAGCCCTCCGCGTCCTTCTCTATGAGGTATATTTCATTCACGTTTTGCGTCCGGATCTCTTACGATGTTTATCACTGTTGGTAAAGGATTCTCAAGATTTACATTCACGGATTCGCCGAAGCCCTCATCACGTCCAAGTGTTGACAGCAGATAACGGAGCATCTGTCCGTCGGGCTTCTCTTTCCAGCCAAGAATATGCCCGGTGGCCGGATCGATGTGTGGAACACCAAGAGCAACAATGCGGGCCGCATCAAGGCACTGGTCGAAGAGTTTCTTTCGGGAATCCTGCACAACGCTTTTGAATTCGCCGTCTTCTCGGACCCAGTTGTGGACTGTCTGCCGGGTCACACCGAGAAGACCGGCAGTCTGCGAGAGATTGCCGCCGGTCTTTCGGATGGCGTCTTCAAATTCGTCAAGAGAGGGTTTTCTCATAACAGAATTGGTTTATTTATCGAAAAGTCCTAATTGGGATTGTGTAGGAGTTTGTGGCACACTGGGAATTGACGCCAGCATATTCGCAAACTGCCAATTCCTGCAGGTGTTGAAGAGCTTGTTTCGGGCTTGCGGAAGATTCCAATTGATGTAGCTCGTATCAATGTGAATCATTCGGGCATTGTTAATCTTGATTTTGACAAACTCGTTGTCAATCTCAAGAGTCTGTCCCACACTGCGGACAAAGGGAATATGGAGGTTTTTGTTCCAATTGAAATCCTTATCGACTCCGCAGAGATAGTAGAACCTGCTTTCTTCCAATTCCATGTTGGGAGGAAGAGACCGCATAAAGCCTTTGACACGTTTGTCATTGTGCCCAAGAAGACTTTTCATGCAGTGCGTGTTGAGGTCTACTCCATAGACGTACCGCAACCATATTATTTTGTAGGTATTGCGGAAGTAGCAATATTCTATTTCGACCATTTTGTTTTTGATTAGTATCTTATTTGCAACTACAAATATACTGAAATTTAATCAATTACGCAAATTTCAGCACGGATTTTTAATCCTATCTGCAAGCCTTTTCAGGCGTTCTCGTCGGTCAGTCCGAAGAGAGGGAGAACGTCTCCCTGACGATTGTAGGACTGATTGTTAGGCAGGTTGAGATTGAACTCGTAGTTGATGGCAGCGATGTATTCCTCACGGGTCAGCTCACGAACCTTGTATGCTCCCCATCCCCAGTAGCCGGACTTGTTATACTGCATAAATGGCTCGAAGCCGAACCGGCCGAACATTGCCTGGACCTGCTCTTTCGTGAGGAACTTCTGGAAGAACCACTGTCCCTCCTGCATGAAGGCCGTCAGACCGTTCTCGTCGAAGAACTGAACCGTCGTGGTGCTGTCAACGGTGTTGCGTTTTGCCTTATATTGCTTCTCCGCAACCTCCTTTGAACGCCCGGAAACGAACACTTTGCCACCCATCTTCGTAAATAGATTGAGGCAGGTAAGAACGGCGTCTTCGGCGAATTGAGTGTTTACCGAATTGAGCACTGCATCGCAGATAGTGTAATCGAACACACCGCCGTCGTGTATGCCATTCTCTTTTATGTAGGCGATGAAAGCGTCTATCATTTCATGTCCCTTCGCAATGGAGATACCTTTCAGATTGTGATTGAAGAACTCCAAGCCGATGGCATAGCGATATCCCAGCTCGCGGCGGAGCTTGTTGATGAACATAGCTTTGCCACAACCGAAGTCGAGTATCTTGACCTTGCGACGGTCTTCTTTCTCCAGGTGAGGTACTACCTCGCGATATAGCACGGACCAGTCTATACCCTTATGACGTGGAGGCTGAGCGCGGCCCTGCATGAAATCAGCGCGCTCGATGTGCTCATAGTTGAACACGCCGTAGTCTTTCTTGAAGTAGTAGTCGAATATGGCTTTCTTCGCAGGATCGAGAAAATAGCAGTGAACGGGATAGCCGATTGTTGACGCGGCTTTGATGTAGTTGTTGCCGAACACAACCTCATTGCCACACACGATTGCACAGAGCGCGTCTCCATGCTTGACGATTAGCCGGCAGATGTCTTTCACGATAGAGGCGTTGCACTCGGCGATTTTGAAGTCACTGACGGATACGTCGTCATGGAATGTCCCCCATTCACGAGGAAACAGACATTCACTGTGAGTTTCAGGCTCCAATTCTACACCGTTGTGAATCTGGTTGAATAGAATCTCCGACTCGATATCAACGCCGCTGATGAAGTATGCCGGTGCTTCCGCAATACCTACAGCGGTAGCTGCCTTAGTACGCTGGTGGCCGGCGACGATTGTCATATTATCGCGATTGACGATAATCGGTAGAATGAATCCCAGAGTCTTGAGGCTTCCTTGGAGTTCGACGAAAGCCTCTTCCGAGATTTTGCGGGGGTTGTAGGATGCGGGCTTTATGTCCGCGAATTTAACTCTTTCCATGTGCTTGAAATTAGAGATTGTTATTGAGGCATTTCAAAAACTGTGTCGTCATCATCGCTTTCTTCTTCCTCTTCGGCAGCGCTATTCTCCAGCAAGCTCTTGACAAAGCCGAAGTTTACCCCGGTTTCGTCCACATAATCGTTGTAGCGATTCACGAGTGTGTCGTATTCTTCCTTGGTTACAGACACAACATTCTTGCCGAATGTAAGCATATTGATTTTCTTCGGAGTGGAGCCCTTGATTTTCGTCATTACGGTCTCATCCTCGTCGGGATTATAGAAAAGTCCCTCGTCGAAGCCGAAGTTTACGAGATTGATTTCGTCGTATATTTGCTGGAGTTTGCCATAATCAAACTCGCCGAACTCGTTATTATCTTTGATGATGAGTTCTTTCTCTTCCTCTTCGGACAAATCGGCGACTGTTACTTCGATGAGAGGATTTTCGACCCATGCTTTCCAGTATTCGATTACGGCGTCGCGCTGCTTCTCGGTCAACTCCTGCCACTTCTCATTCTCTTGAAGAATTACCATCCAATCCATTGGAGTGGAAGTGAGAATTTCCTTGAGAATCGTAGTACGCTGGTTGCCGGCAAGCACTACGTTATCCTTGTTGACGATGATGTCGCGGTATGTGAGCATCTTCGGAAAGAGCATGATGCTCTGCTGAAGACGGCGTTTCTGCCCTATGGCAATCCTGCGGGGATTGATAGGGTTTATTGTCAGTTCTTTTACGTCCTTTTTCATTTGCCGAGAAGTAATGAGGTTAAAAATCCGTCGCTTATGCCGTCGTGTTCCTCAAGATACTTCTCAAGGCGGGCGCACAGTCCCTTGAATTCATGGTCGGTCATCTGGCATTCAACATAGCCACACTTGAATTTCTCCGGATAAGTCTTTGTCAAGTCGAGGTTTTTGTCGTTGATCTTGTCGTCGTAATCGTAGAGGTTCCAAGCAACGGCTCCAAGATAATCACCGATTGCCTCGCGCTCGAAATGGCGCTTCATAATCTCGATGTCGTCCTCGCCGTAGTGGAGATTGTCTTTCACGAGAATTTCCTTTTCCTCCTCGGTTGACACATCATCGAGCACCCGGACTGGCACCACGGGTTTATTCTTCCATTTGGCCCAGAATGCGAGCAATGCGGTCTGCTCTTCCGATGTAGCCATTCGGAATTTCTTCTGATTGAACATGTAATCCTCGATTTCGTTGTCATCGAGTTCGAGTATCTTGTTAAGACACTCCACGCGTCCGTTACCGCCGATTATCACGTCCTCCTTGTTGATGAGTATGGGGCGAAGCTCAAGCATCTTCGGGAAAACCAGGATGCTCTCTATTAACTTGCCCTCCATAAACTCGCTCATGGTACGCGGATTATCGGGATTGGCTTTTAGTTTTCGTATATCCTTTTTCGTCATTGTGTTTATGATGATTTCCTAAGTGCAAAATTAATCAAAAATCGTGAGTAACGCAATTTATCTGATTAAAAATAATCAATATGATTATTCGCGCGACACCACCCATGTTAGATTGCTGATTTTTCTCCTCAAAATGTTGATAATGCAGGATTTTTTTGTTAACTTTGCAACATTGATATTTAATTTTGAGTCCCTGATGCGCTCTTTAGGGAGTGCATATTGTCGGATTTTTGATTAGATATCTTATTTGCATTTGAGCGAGTTTGCCCGGGAGGGTAGACTCGTTTCGTTTATGAAAGCGCCACTTCCCCAAATATAGGGATTGGCTCTGCCGTCCATTGAATACATGCCGCATTTCTTGGCGAGGTTTGCAGTGCCACCGGCACGTCGGGCGTCTGATTCCAGATATTCCTTCCGAATAATGCAAATGGCTTCGTGTTCACAGAAATCGCAGGCTACATAGTCAATTTCGCCAATCATAGGTCATCAATGATATTGCGCCACAGATACGGTAGCCACACTTTCGTGAGCTTTATCCACAGCGAACATTTAACGGATTTGGCATAGAAGAAAGTTCGTGCATATGGACCTCTTCGGATACAAACGTTATTGAAGTGTTTATATCCGAGTTCTTCCATGCGTTTAACACTCTCCGGCGCTACAGCTATTGACGGTACCGTCTTATTATGCCCGCAACAACTTCCGATGGTCTTTACTCCATGGTGAAGTAGAAGTATAACCTCATCAGCGATGCAGGCGTCTACCCAGATAGGGTGTAGCAGACTGGGATGATCAATCTGTATTTGATTGTCATACGAACCAACTGCCACGTTCTTACAGTTACACATATTGTTCTTTGATTGAAATATTACTTGATTCGATTGGAATAGCTTATACAGCCATCGCCGACATAAGGAAGAAGCACGTCCTCGTCCTCTATCCACGAGCCATTGAGATTTCCGTTAGGGTGAAATACCATTTCAAAAACCGTATCCGGGGCCTTGGCTTTCTGTGGGTCGATGGCGGCGAGGTTCGCGCTCTCCGTTACCATATCGATGCCATTGTACTTGTAGACCTCGCAATAGTAGTAATAGCCCAATACCTGCACTATTGGCTTAAATATGCTCGGTATCAGGTCTATCTGACTCCATACGTCGTTGAGCAATACTTTATTCTCTTCAAGGAAGTGCAACTTCGGTAGATTGTGCATCGCTGAATGGTCGTAATCCATAGTCTCTCTGAAGATGATATTGTCGACTCCCATCGCTCCAAAGAAGTCCAGATAACGCATCATACCCTCGACATCGTGTATGCCGCTCTTCAGGAGAAGGCAGCTCAAACGAGGACGTAAATTCCCCGACATAGCAATCTTTACCACCTCTGCCATCTGCCTATTCGTGAAATAGCTGTGTTCAAATTGCATAGCCGCCGCATTGACTCCCTCCATATAATGCGTTTTGGATATGTTCAGATGATGGAAGCCATTTTCGACAATATGGTCTATTATTCGTTTTCCTGATACGAAATCAAGCAGACCGCTACCATTGGTCGTGATGACCCTCTTTCTGAAATTGTACCTCGATATCAGTCTAAGAATATGAGGGAGCCGTGGTGATTTCGTAGGTTCGCCACCAGTAATGGATATAGACGTATTGAGTGGCCGTAAGGATGCCAGGACTTCCTCAAGACGAGCGAAGTATTTATCATCGTCTGAGATACGTCCTTTGACAAACATCTTCCCTTTACCCTCGAATCGCAACTGATCTACGCAGAACTTACAGTTCGCGTTGCAGGATTCGTTGACAAATATCGAGAGGTTCGCATTGTCATAGACTGATTTCTGCTTACCGTCGAATACAAACGGTTTCGTAGTATAGTTCTCCGCATGAAAGTCTTCCTGACGTCTGCTGCGAAGGATTGAGAATTTTTGCTGTTCTGTATTCATGATTGTTTATTGAAAATACCGATTTCCCGCCGCCTACTTCCCGCGACCTTCCGAGGCCATTGGTAACTCGTACTGACATTGCACTGGCGAGGACTTATGCGGTAGGTCTATTCTTCCGTTCTGTGTAGGGCAATCACTACCGGTAGAGTGTAGGTGACTGATTTTTAGCGGGTGTATCGGCTTAGTTGTTGATGTTCCCTTTATAATCCCACAATCCAAGCATTCCCTTGACATTTAGGATTGGCTTCTCAAATTTCACTGGGTTCGCCAATACCCAGTTGTAGACTCCTTTCTCGGCCCATTCAGAAGGATGGTTCATTACGCAGTCCACGATATCAATGCTGCCTATAATAGCACCGTTGGTAAATTGACCGGGGGTGTATTTGTTAAGATTGATATTCTTTGAAAGTGCCGGAAGCTGGTAAGCATCAAGATCTCCACATGAACATGGCGATTTTGATGCATGAATGAGAACACGCCCACGGAAACTTGTTTTCCATGTGCGGTTCTCTATATCTTTAACGCCAGCAATAATGAGGTCAGCCCAAGGTTGCTTAATCGTCAGTGCTTTCATCGTCACGCTTCGGTATAATTAGTTTACGTTGCTCTTCCAACAGCTGTTTGTGTATCTCTATATGGGCCTGCGGAACTTTATAATTCCATCGTTGGATAGCACAGGACTCTTTCTCTGTTGAACATCCACTAAGCACAGCAAACAACAGAGCTGAAGCAGCGCCATATCCTCCAAGATGACCTATAATATATGCTTTTGGGGGTTTCATTTTAAAAGAGGTTTAGTTGTATTGGTTTGTTCTTGACTGTCTTGGCATAGATCTGGCATTTCTCTTGATAGGTGCATGCTCCGGCTTTAGCCTGGTCGAATCTCTCGTCCCACAAGCTCGCATACTCTTCAGTACCCATTGTGGCTTCGTCATTAAGGAACTCGACTAACTTCATACAGAAGAAGCCCCTCTCTACGACCTTACGATTGGAGTTGACCTCAAACAGCCCATTGCTTTCAGGTTGTGCCATTTTTCTTTCTGTAATTGAAAACCTGTTTCTTAATCCCTTCCCGGCGCATGATGGAGCATAATACTGAGATATTCCCCAACGAAGCGGATTCCTGATACTTTGCTATTCGTACCAATCGCACCATTTTGCCGGTTTCATCGGCCTCTACCAAGCCCCAATTTTCAGGTAATTCTTCTTCTTTGATTATACCCTCAAGAGCGTAGTACCACCGAAAGTTTCCCATACCCTCTATCGGATTTTGCCGGCATTTCTTTTTGCGGTCTCTAAGGAAATCGGCTCTCGATGTCTTGACTTCGACAATAGTGGTTGACGCACCGTTGGTTCCCCAGACATCAGGATCCTCATTGCCGTAAGTCTGGAGTTCAATAGCCACATACTTATGGTCGTGCCATCCTTCGAGACCGCCATGATTAAGTTTCTTTGCGGCTTCGATACACATAAGGTGGTGCAGTGAATTTGTCTTACTCATTTTACATCGTTATTGCGTGTTGAAACTTTATTCCAAATTTTCCGGCATTCCTTTCAATTATTGGACGGCGCATTTCCTCTGTTGGATAGAAATACAAATTATGGTCTTCAGGGCATTCGATATAACCTCTCTTGCGGAGGTTGTATCTGACGCTTATTTTGCTTTTAGGCTGCTTTACAAATCGGAATTTAGTGCGCTGCTCAAAGCCCCATATCAGGCTTCTTTTCTTATCTTTATCGTATGTTTCACGCCATGATGCTCGCTTTTTTTCTAAGCATTCCGCATATCTCTTAGGAGATAATCTGTCTCGATTGCTTTGTCCTGGTTGGAAACGAAATTCGCTACTTCTTGGGATTATAAAACCTTTCGGTGGATATGTGCCATTTCTCTTATGGCTTTCAGCGGCTGCCTTTTGAGCTGAGTCCTGCGTCTTTTTCATGAATTGCATTGTTTTCTTCAACCCATGTTCCCTTGCTATACGATGTAAAGTTGAATGACTAATGCCAAACTTGCTCATTATTTCATCATTACGTGTATGCTTAAAATGTCTTATAATCCAAGATATTTCTTTTTCTGTGAGTTCTCTGCCGGTATTCTCGACTCGCCGTATGGGTTTTCCATACAGTTTATGCTCCAAAGATTTAGATGATCGACCGAACCTTACTGCTATTTCACTCAATGGCAATCCCAAAGTCCTTAACCGATGGAGTTCGTTAATTTCTTCTTTGGTCCAGAGTTTGTTTTTAGGCATATTCATTGTGATGAGATTAGACGAATAGACCAGGAAACATCTGTTTTAGCAAAGAGTGATTTGGCGCGTAGGTCGAATACCT